GACCGACCGACTGCCCGCGTGGTTGCTCTTCCTCTCCCCGATAATGTTTTTTGTTGAGGGGTCGCGCGCGAAGGAGGCTCTATGACAGTCAAGAAGGGTGTTTCCGAGCGTCGTTTTCCGTATGAGCCCGTGGCGGACGCGTTGGAGAGGTCTTTGCGGAATGCGAAGTCGTTGCGTGCTGAGAATGCGGCTGTCGTGGCCGTTGCTCGCGTGCTTGCGGGTCGGATTGATTCGATTCGCAGGACTGGTTTCATCGACGAGAACGGGAAATTGGACAATGTGTCGGTTCCGACGTTTTTGAAATACTGCCAGTCGCTTGGTCTGACGCTGGTGGAGCCCGCCAAGGTCGGGCGTCCCGCGAAAGCGAAGCCTGAGCCGAAGGCCGAGGAGTCGAAGAGCGACAAGGTTATCGCGATGGATGATTTCATGAAGCGTTTCGGCTGAGGAGGTTGCGATGGCGGCGGAGAATCTGGAGGTTTTCGGCGCCATCGACGATGAGAGGCATGGCGTGACCCTGCCGCGTGTCTTCACGCCACCGCTCAGGCCGTTGACAAAGGAGACGAGCAATGGTTTCGCGGTGATCGCGTTCGCGGAGATCATGCTGCACGTGCATTTGTATCCGTGGCAGCAGTGGCTTTTAGTTCATGCGCTCGAATTGCTTGAGGATGGTTCGTATCGTTTCCGCAAGGTCATCGTGCTTGTCGCCCGCCAGAACGGCAAGACAACGCTCATGGGCGTTTTGGCCGCATGGTGGCTGTTCGTCGATTCAAACAAGCATCCCGACAGGGTGCCGCCCGTTAAGTTCCTGGTGGTTGGTGCGGCGCAGACGTTGGACAATGCGAAGGGGCCTTACAATCAGGTCAAAGAATGGTGCAATCCTCAGCCTTCTACCGATGAGGAAGCGGATCTGGTGATTCCGGATCTCGCCGCGATGACGCAGAAATTCGTCAACACCAACGGCGAGGAAGCGATCATCACCCGCTCGAAGGCGCGGTATATCGTCCGCGCCGATAAGAATATCCGCGCGAAGAGCGCTGCCCGTGTGGTGTTCGATGAGTTGCGTGAGCAGCATACGGACGATGGCTGGAATGCGGTGTCGCAGACCACGAAGGCCGTCTGGTCGAGCCAATTATGGGGCATTTCCAACGCTGGCGATTATCGCAGCGTCGCGTTGCGCAAGCAGGTGGACAAGGGCCGCAAGCTTGTTGACGAGTGGACGCGCCTGAGCGCCGACGGTGGCAATCCGGCCGACGTGTTCCTGTCCGGCGAGCAGGATGGATCGTTCGGCTATTTCGAGTGGTCTGCGCCTGACAAGTGTCCGGTGGATGATGCCGACGCTATTCGCCAGGCTAACCCGTCCTTGGGCTATGGGCCGATGACCGTCATGAGCGTCAGATCCGATATTGACGGCATGACCGAGGCGGCGTTCCGCACCGAAGTCCTGTGCCAGTGGGTCACGGCTGACATCATTCCTTTCATCAATCCGAAAATGTGGGCCAGCGGCATCGACTTGCGTTCCACGATACCGGACGGCAATCGCGTCGTACTGTCCGTGGATACGAGCGCTGACCGTAAGACCACGTATGTGGCCGCCGCCGGAATGCGTGCTGACGGTTTGCCTCATGTTGAGTTGATCGCCCGTCGTGACGGAATGCTGTGGGTGCCGCACTTTTTGGATCTGCTTCGTGAGAGCTGGCCGGGCATCTGCGAGATTGCTGTGCAGTCGAAGGGTTGTCCGGCAGTCGATTTCATCGACCCGCTCACCGAAAAAGGGTGGACGGTGCATCTCATCGAAGGCTTCCGGTTGGGCGCGTGCTGCGGTCGTTTCCATGATCGTGTGCGTGAGGGAAAGCTGCGGCATCTTCCGCAGCCTGCCATCGAACAGCAGGTTTCGGTGGCCGTGTCCCGTAGGCTCGGCGAGGTCGAGGTGTGGGACAGGACGAAATCAGCATTGCAGATTTCCGGCTTGGTTGCCGAATCGCAGGCATTGTATGCGTTGGAGACCATGCAGGCTGAAGTGCTTAAACCGAAATACGAGCCCTCGCAAGGCGTGAGGGTCAGATTCTAGATTCTTCACAAAGAGGGGAGTATTGATGGGATTCCTTGACCGGCTCCTCCACAATAACGCCGCGGTCATCGGCATGAAGATGGCCGAAGTCGACGAGCGTCCGACGCCGGCGACCAGCATTCCGCTCGCGAACGGCGATAGTTGGCCGTCCGACATGGATTTCTACGGGTACGCTTCCGGCATCTACTGCCGAGAGTATGCGGTGCGCGTCGTGGTTGACTTCATCACCCGCAATATAGCCTCGCTGCCATTCAAGGTATATCGAAAGAACGCCGATGGTGACGCCGAGGAGGTCACCAGTGGCGCATTGGCCGACCTGATGAAGCGGCCTTCGCCATTGCCTGGCATGACCCGATACCGTTTCATCAGCATGCTTCTTCGTGACATGCTGCTCGATGACCGGTGGCTCATGCTCCTGGGCGTGAACGGTGGACGTTTCACTCTTCGTCGCATCCCTTCTGACTGCTATCAGTTTTCCGGCAACGCTTTCGGCGAGATTACCGGCGTGAATCTGCTGACGATGGACAGCCAGCAGGCCATGCATTTTGACCTGCCTGATCCGCGCGTGCACTTGGACGTCGGCTTCATTTCCGGCCTCCGGTTCGGCGACAGTGTGGCCAACGTGCTTCGTCCGCTCTTGGCGGAGGCCAAGGCGATGGCCAATTACCGGCGTGGTATCGCCAAGAACGGCATGCAGGCCGGTGGCTACGTGTATCGGCCGAAGGAGATGCCGTGGCTGTCGCAGGAGGATTACGACGATTTCACCAATGGATTGCGTAATTTCATCCAGAATGGTGGCCGTGAGGGTGGCTGGCCTGTCCTGAAGGACGGCATGGAGATGCGCCCGTTGGACAATGTGTTCAAGCCGGTTGACGTGAACGATTTGGAAGCGCGCGACCGAATCAACATCGCCGTATGCAACGCCTTCCAAATCTCGCCGGAGAACATCGGATTCCGAACCGGCACGAATTCCAATATCAGCGCCTACAAGGAGAAGCTCTGGAACGTGGAGCTCATGCCGTACATCGTCGCGCTTGAGGAAGCCTTGAATCTCAGCCTTCCAGAGGCTGTGGGCGAGCCGGACTGCTACATCAGGGCGAACGTGGACGCGAAGCTCCGCGGCACCACTTCCGAGCAGTATCAGGCGCTGAGCACTGCTACCGGCAGGCCGTTCATGACTACGAATCAGGCACGTCAGATTCTTGACATGCCTCGTGTTCCTGGCGGCGACCAGCTCATAACACCGTTGAACGTCAGCGAGGGTGGCCAGCCCAGCCCGCAGGACGGCGGGAGAACGCAGAACGCGCAGGAGAACAATCCGGTCAACGGCGAGGACGCGAAGGCGATGCTCGCCGAATTCAAAAGGCTTTACCGGTATGACGCGCAATTCCACGCCGAGTGGGACGCGCTCACCAAGGAGGAAACATCATGAGGCTTGATTTCAAGGGCTTCGAGCTGAAATCCCTTGATGACAGTCAAGGCGAGGGCGTGTTCAGCGGCTACGCCAGCACGTGGGACAAGGATTTGTACGATGACGTGATCGTCAAGGGCGCTTTTGCCGATACTTTGCAGAACGATTTCCAAGGTTCCGGCGCGGGCATTCCGATCCACTGGCAGCACAAGGACGATAAGCCCACCGACATCATCGGCGAGACGTTGAGCGCGGTGGAGGACGAGCATGGCCTGCTGGTCACGGCCCGCCTTGACCTTGACCTGCCGGAAGGGAAGCGCGCATACGACCTGCTGAAACGCGGGCTCATCCACCAGATGAGCATCGGCTTCATCGCCGAGGAGACCGCTTTCGTCCAGGACGGCGAGAGCTCGTGGGACGGATACCGTGAGATTCGTCAGTTGAAGCTGTTTGAGATTTCCCTTGTGCAGGTGGCCGCGAATCAGGGCGCGGAGGTGCTTGAGGTGAAGAGCGGACGAGCGATCAGCGCATCCAACGAAAGCAAGCTCCGCGCGGCGCTCGACAGTCTGCATGAGGTCTTGGACGGCATCGATTCCGCCGACAAGAAGCCTGACGATGACACCGATGATTCCATGGATGATTCCAGCGGTCAGCCGGACGATTCCGCGGATGACCCGAAGATGAAAGACCAGAAAAGCTTTGACCCGCAGTGGGCTGAGGAATACAAGACCATCAGCGACTTCTTCTCGCTGGAACATTAACCGAAAGGAGTGCCATGAATCTCATGGATAATCTCGCCGCCGAGAAGAAGGCGGCACAGTCCATCCTCGCCAAGGGAATGGATAACATCACCGAAAAGGAGCAGGAGGAACTCAAGCAGCATTACGTCGAGGCGAAGAAGCTGCAGGAGCGCATCGACCTGTTCAAGGAGGCTGGCGAAGGGCTCGACAAGCTCGCCGGAGCGTCCAAGAACGAGCATAAGGGCGTCGAGGCGAAGACCCTCGGCGACTTCTACGTCAAGTCCCTTCAGGAGAAGGGTTTGAGCGTGCTCGCCACCAAGGGCGGTCTGTTCTCCACTCCGGAATTCAAGGCCGCGTCTGATACCCATGCCGAGGGTGGTGCCGGTTATGCGCCGTTCCTCACCGAAACCGACCAGAACGGCGTATGGCCTTACGAACGTCCGCTCGTCATCGCCGACCTTTTCGCGTCCGGCACCATGAGCGGCACCACCATCAAATATCCGGTGTACGGTTCCCTCGAAGGTAACGCGACCACCGTTGCCGAGGGCGGGCAGAAGCCGCAGCTCCACCTTCCGGATCCGACTTGGGAGTCCGACAGCCTGCATGAGATCGCTGCATGGTGGAAGATCACCGACGACATGGCCGAAGACCTGCCTTTCGTCGTATCCGAAATCAACCAGCACGCCCAATACAATCTGAAGCTGCAGGAGGAGATTCAGCTTCTGTCCGGCAACGGCACCGACCCGAATCTCAAGGGCATCCTGAACCGCGAAATCCAGACCAAGGCGCAGGCCGCTGATTCCGATCCGGACCGTATCTTCGCGGCCACCACGGATATCGCCACCGCGACAGGCTTCTCCGCCGATGCGGTGGTCATCAATCCTGCTGACTATCAGGCAATTCGCCTGTCCAAGGATGCGAACGGCCAGTATTTCGGCGGTGGTTTCTTCGCCGGACAGTACGGCAATGGCGGCATCATGCAGAACCCGCCGCTGTGGGGACTGCGCACCGTCGTGACCGAGGCGATGACCAAGGGCACGGTGCTCGTCGGCGCGTTCAAGGCCGGCGGCACCATCTACCGTAAGGGCGGTCTGACCGTCGAATCCACCAACAGCCATGAGAACGACTTCACCAACGACAAGATCACGTTCCGTGTGAAGGAACGCCTCGCCCTGCAGGTGAAGTATCCGAAGGCTTTCGTCAAGGTGACGCTCGGCAAGGCCGCAGCCAAGGTCGCGGCCAAGGCCGAGTGAGTCTGGGGGTCGGCATGATTGACGCGAATGTGGTTCCCGACATGATTGCCGACCCTTCGGCGTTCGAGGATGACGCGCAATTTCGGCTTAAGGCCGCGCAGGCGGCCATCCGACGCGAGTGTGGCTGGCATGTCATGCCGAACGCGGCATTGTCCGGCGTCATCAACTCGCGTGGCGGCACGGTGATTCGACTGCCCGCCCGTCATGTGACGAGCATCGAATCATTGACTGACCGCGACGGCAACAAGCTGGCTTACGCCTATGACCCTGAGACGGGTTTGGTCGAATCCTTGTCCGGTGGCTTCCCGGTCGGCGTCGCGGCCATCCATTATTCGATCCATGCTGGATTCGATGACGCGCCGGACGTGCAGCAGGTGCTCATCAGCGCCGCGAAGCGAGCGGGCATGAGCCCGGTCGGACTCGTCACCTCGCAGTCCACCAACGGCTCCAGCGCGAGTTTCGACGTGGTGTCGCTCATGCAGGCGGAGAAGGACAAGCTCAAACCCTACCGGCTTGGAGGATTGCCATGAGCCTGCTTGACGACATGAATGCCGGTGGCGGATGGCGTATGCCAGGCGCCACCAAATGGCGTCGACTGCGTGCGAGGAAAGTCGATGACCCGTATTCCGGCGAACAGGCTGGCGAGGACTGGTCCAATCCGGAAACTTTGGATTTCACCGGCGCTCTCGCCAGCTCCAGCAGCACGCGCACGCCCGACGGCCTGCGCGAGCAGACCACGAGCACGGCTTACCTCACGTCTCCAGATCCGAGTCTCGACATCATGCCGGGTGACAGGATTCAGGCACTGCCGGATGACGGCAGGCGCTGGGAGGTGTCCGGCTATCCGAGCCGTGACGCGAATGCTTTCGTGTCATGGCAGCCGACGGTCGAGATTCCACTGTCCGAATATCGGGGGTGATGGCTTTTGGGAGTGATGGTCAAATTCAACGACAAATATTTTGACGAATTGATGAATTCGGCTGGCGTCAAGGCCATGACCCGTCGTGCCGCCGAGAAGACGCTCGAATATGCGAAAGCGCATGCTCCGGTTGATACGGGCGCGTATCGCGACGGCCTCCAGATCCAGGAGGTGCAGCACGAGCATCGGACCACATGCATGGTGGTAGGCACCGACCCGAAGACTCTACTCGTGGAATCGAAGACGGGCAATCTCCGCAAGGCGTTGAAGGCAGGCAAAACATGACAGCGGTCCTGCCGCCAGACATTGAATTGTGGATCTGCTCTTTTCTACGCGCCAGGCTTAAGCAGTCTTTCCCGACGGTCATCGTTTCGAATCGTGAGCCGGACGATTACGACGGTTCACGGCCGCTCGTCGTGGTGCGTGACGATGGCGGATCGCAGTCGAATCGCGTGCTCTTCGACCGGAGCATCGGCGTTACCGTGCGTTACGGGGCTCGTGCCGCTCCGAAACCATGCCGTGACTTGGCATCCAGAATCTACGGTTTGCTCACCGACCCTGATATTTGCTCGCTTGACGGTTCCCCGATCGCGGCAATCGAGGAGGACGGGTGCAATGGCCCGTATTTCGTGGCCGAGGACGCGAATATCGCCAGATGCTATCTGACTCTCGAATTCTCCGCCATCGGGGAATTCCAATAATTTAAGTTTTTCTGAATTTTCAAGGCGTTGAAACGTTGTGTTTCAGCGCCTTTTTGTTTGAAAGGACAAAATATGGCAGCTGATGCAGCAGGCAATGACCTGAGCGCCGCGAAGATCGTGGTTACAAGCGCCTTCCGCTTCGCCTCTTATGATGCGACGCAGAAGCTGACCGCCGATCTCATCGCGCCGACCGTGGCCGACGTGAAGACCGGTTTGGACAAGATCTTCAGCAAGGGCGGCTTCGTCGGCCTTATCACCGAGGATGGTGCCCCGCAGGATAGTCGTGACGCCGATGATGCGATCAAATTCCACCAGCCTGGATATTCGATCAATGGCAAGGCGTCGCTGACCGCGCAGCTCACGGTGGCCGAGGATAACGACATCACGCGCCAGATGACGATCGGCAAGCCGGACTCCAGTGGCGTGTATCACGTGACCGATGTGATTCAGGACGGCAAGTGGTTCTGCTATCAGGAGACGGTGTTCAAGAATGGCACGCACCGCCGTCGTCTGGGTGTCGTGAATCTGACCGGCAACGAGCAGGGTCAGGAGACTTCTGGCAAGAACACCGGTGACGCTTGGACCATCGAATGGATTCAGGATGACGCCTGCGATTCCGGCAATTCGAAGTACTTGGAATCTTTCGTGACTCCGACTGTTTCGTCCGGTTCTCATACCGACGGCCATCAGGCTGATGATTCCGAGTCTCATCCGGTCGCCGACTGACGTTGATTCTTCCTAGCATGTGTTTCTTTCTTCCTTTCTTCGCATGTGCTGGGAATCTCTTCTTCTTTATTCAGCGAAGTAAAGGAATTTTTACAGTCGTTTGAAAGAAGGAAGAAATGACCAAGAATGTGATGCCCTCCGCCGCCGATTTCAACGCTTGGACTGCAGAGGATGAGGAGAAGGCGCTTGAAGCGTCCGCCGAGCAGATGAAGGTGAAGCATCTCATCAAGGACGGCTCCGTATGGTTTTTGGCTCCTCATGGCCATATTTACAAGCTGCCCTTGGCGCTGTCGATTGATGATTTCGTGAAGCTGTCCGACATTAAGTCGGATGTCGAGCAGATCCAGACGTTGAAGGACATGCTGACTGCTTTCGCTGGTGAGGAGGCGGCCAAGGAGCTGGCGAAGGAGCCGGTCATGGTACCGATGAACATCCTCAACGCTTATGGCGAAATCATTGCCAAGGTACAGGGCGCTGATTTGGGAAAATCGTCGGCTTCTGCCAGCTCATCCAAGGAGAAGACGGCAATCGAATAAGGGCTGATTTCGCGGCTCGCGGGTGGAGTCTGCAGGCCGACTTGGGCGGCAGACTCCGTTACCGCGACGCGATCGCCTTGTGGGAGAGCCTTTCGGCGGATCCATCGACGTATTGCGGCATGTCTGCCGTGCATATGGTGCTGCCGATGGATGCGACGGCGATCATTACCGCGATTCAGGCTGGCGGCACGTCGATTCTTGGTGACCTCGCGCCGGGAAAGGCTGGGAAGAAGCATGTCGAGGTGACCGATGAGGAGCGTCGTGCGGCTTTGGCGTCGATGAGCAGCATCTTCGGCTTCAAAAAAACAAGTGAATAGAGGAGGCTGTCATGGCTGGCGGTAGCGAGCTTGGGTCCGCGCATGTGAGCATTTTCCCGCAGATGAAGGGCTTCCGCCAGAATGTGGCCAAGGAGACCGGTAAGGCCGTCGGCGACATGAAGACGGCCTTTGGCAAGGGCTTCAATGGAGCGCAGCAGGGCAAGAAGGTCGGCAGCGCTTTCAAGTCCGGTTTCAATAGTGGCGCCGCCGAATTGAATTCCGAAGCTTTGAAGTCCTTTAAGAAGGACGTGGCTCAAGCATCGCAGAAGAATACTGACGCCTTGCTGAAATTCAAGGCGGCTGGCGTGCAGGTGCAGGCCGCACAGGAGAAACTGAACGCCGCCACACAGAAATATGGGGCTGATTCGACTCAGGCTCAGGCTGCGGCCATCAAACTGGAGCAGGCGCAGATCAAGCAAAAAGCGGCCGCCGACAATCTCAAGGCGGCGTCCGACAACCTCAAGACGGCGCAAGGACGGCTCAAGGAGCTTGAGACGCAGTTGGCCGCCGAGGCGGACAAGTCGAAGAACGCGTTCAGCCGTATGGCTTCCGGCTTCACGTCAACCGCTCAGCAGATTGTCGGCAAGATTCCGGGCGTGAACGCGGCGGTGCAGAAGATCAGTTCGACGGCTGGCGAGGTCACGTCCAACATTAAAAGCAAGTTTTCAGCTGCTTGGAATGCTTTGCCGGAGGGTGCGCGTAATGCGGCCGCGAAGGCCGGTAATGCGTTGCATTCGGGTTTGAGCAAGGCTTCCTGGTTCGCTTCGAAGGCGGTGTCCGGCATCGGCAAGGCGGCTAAGGGCATGGCCACCGTCGTGTCCGGCGCCGCTGCCGCCGCTGGCGGGTATCTGGTGAATTTCGGCAAGCAGGCCGTGGATGCGGCCCTCAAGGCCGGTGAGGTGACCGCGAAATTCCAGCAGGTCGCCAAGAACAACAATTGGACGGATGAGGAGCAGAAGTCACTGCTCAGCCTGAACAAGACGCTTGGACAGACCGGCGTCATATCCGGTGGCACCTTGAAGGCCGCTCAGGCACAGCTCGGCACTTTCGCGCTGACGGCCGATCAGGTCAAGACGTTGACGCCCGCTTTGGCGGACATGATAGCCAATAACAAAGGTTATAACGCGACAGCTCAGGATGGAGTGCAGATAGCGAATCTGCTCGGCAAGGTCATGACCGGCAGCGCCACGGCACTCTCTAAGTATGGCGTGACCATGACGGACGCGCAGAAGAAAGTCCTGCAGGAGGGCAGCGCGTCCGAAAAGGCAGCCATGGCCGCGCAGGTCTTGGAAGCCAACTTCGGTGGTATCAACAAGGCCTTGGCGCAGACACCGCAGGGCAAGATGACCATTCTCCAGCATGAGATCGCCGGGTTGAAGACTTCGGTCGGCAATGATCTCATCGCTGCTTTCGGCGGTGTCGGCGGCGCGGTCATCAAGATGGTGCAGGCCGTCGAACCGCTCATCACCGCGCTGTTTGACAAGATTGCCCAGCTGGCGCAGAAGATCGGCCCGCCGCTTGAGAAAGTGTTCGGCGCTGTCGCTGACAAGATCGGCAAAATCGATTTCAACGGCTTCGCGGGTCAATTGTCTGGATTGTCCGGTCCTATCGCAGCCGTGACTGGTCTGCTTGGCGCGGCTGGTCTTGGCGGCGCTTTGAGCGGGTTGAGTGGCGTGCCGGTGATTGGCGGATTGCTGTCGAAGTTCGGCGGCGTCCTGAGTGGTCTTGGTGGTCCTGTCACTTTGGTGATTGGCGCTCTGGCCGGCCTTATCGCCACGAGCCCGCAATTGCGCAGCGAATTCGGCACGATGCTGCAGAACGTTTTCGTCAGCTTGCAGCAGGCATTCCAAATGCTTCAGCCGTCGATTCAGACGCTCATGACAGCTTTGAGTCAATTGGCGGCAGCTGTCATGCCGGTAATCACCAATCTCGTCGGCCAGATAATCCCGCTGCTGACGCCGATAATCTCCACGCTTGTGGGTTCTTTGGTGCCGGCCATTCAGGGCATTCTGACCGTGGTGACCACCGTCATTCAGGCGATAACTCCGGCCATCCAAGGAGTCCAGCCGGTTGTCACGGCGGTGGTCGCGGACATCACGGCTGTGATTCAGGCGCTCATGCCGGTCATCTCGCAGATCAGCAGTCTCATCACTGACGTGGTGGCTGCCATCACGCCGGTGATTCAAGCTCTCGCACCATTGGTGTCCACCATCATTTCCGCGATCGTCGGCTTTATCAGCTCGACATTGCTGCCGACCATTCAAGCGATGCTGCCTTTCATCCAGGGCATCATCGGCGGCATCACGATGGTGGTCAGGGGCATCGTCAATGTGATTCAGGGTGTCATCAATCTGGTGACCGGTCTGATTAATGGCAATTGGAGTCAGGCTTGGAACGGCTTTAGTCAAATTGTGCATGGTGTTGTGCAGGGCGTGCTCGGCTTTTTGGGTGGCATTGGCAGTGCGATTATCGGCATCTTCGCTGGTGCTGGCACGTGGCTGTGGAACGCAGGCAGTGCGATCATCAATGGTCTGCTCAATGGTCTGAGGGCGGCTTTCGGCAAAGTGAAGAGCTTTGTGAGTGGCATCGGCGATTGGATCGTCAGACACAAGGGTCCGCTCAGCTACGACAAGGTGATGCTTAAGCCTGCTGGCTTGGCGATCATGCAGGGCTTTGACAAGAGCCTCAAGGCTGGCTGGAAGGACGTGCAGCGCACCGTGAATGGCATGAATGCCGAGATTCACGGCGGCTTCGATGGTGACATGTCGAAGACCGGACGCGCGAATCTCAGTAATGGCGGCGGTAGCACCACATACGTCCAGCAGACATTCAACTATCCCGCGATCGCTCCGACGAGCATCAGCACGCAGCAGAAGCTGCAGACGGCGGCAATGCCGCAATGGTGACAAGTGAAAAGGGTGGTAGCCGATGATTCTCACGGATTATCTCATCAACGGTCAGGCTTTGACTGGTGAGCATTCGAGTCTGATTGTCGGCACCACCCATTTCACGAGCATTTCGCCGCGCATTAATTCCGTCAGTGTGAATGGTCGGAGTGGTGTGATGCTTCCTGCTGGTCCGGTGGTTTTCGATGCGCCGGAAATCACTCTGAAATTCATCACCAATGGCCCTGATGCGGATACTTTGATGCACCGCTTCTACCGCTTGTGCCGCTTGGCTTCCAAGCTGACTCGCGTGGAGCGTGACACGGTATCAGGCTGGACGCGACGTATGACCGCTAGCGCGGTATGCACGTCCTGTCAGCCGGACGGCGACGAAATACCCTGGAGCAACCATCGCGCGGCGACCGCCGTCTTCCAATTGCCGGATGTTTTCTGGCGGGGGGAGCAGTGGCAGGAGACAACGTTGGCCGCTACCGGCGGCAGGCTCCTGCCGGGCGGCGTCGCCAAGCCCAGTGCCAAGGGTTATTGGACGCGTTGGGCTGGATTGCCGAACGCTTCCGCCTCGCAGCTTTTCGACACCATCCCCGAGGGATGGCTTTCCAATGCGCCAATCGGCACGCTGGTATTGCGCTTCGGTGCCGCAACCGCCGTCACGATCAGTGACCCGGTGAGTGGCACGAATCTAATGTGGAATGGAAAACGTGACGCCTCACGACCTTACCTTTTCGTCGATGCAGCCAATCGCAAGGCGTGGACGGCGGCCAACGCCGACGCTTGGTCTGGTGGCGTGGATGCGTCGAATGGCATCGACTGGACCACGGAGCCACTGCAAGTGTGGCCTGACATTTCGTCCGGCGATTATCGCCTCGCAATCAAACAGACCGGCAGCGCCGACAAGGTGACCTGCCGGTTTTTGCAATCCTGGGAGTGATTCATGGCAAAGACTTTGCACGCGCGTCTCGTGGCATATCGTCCATTTGGTGAGCGCATCGGTGTGCTGGCGGAGCCGGTGAGCTTCAGCGCGTCCATGCTCCACAATGACGATGGCGCAATCAGCATCGAATATTCCCTGCTGTCCGGCGACGCTCAGGCTTTCGACCGCGAGCTTACGGACGGCCTCGAAGTGGCCGTGGAAGTGTCGGACGGCACCGGCTATCGCGAGCCGGACAATGCGCGATTCGTCATCACCGGACGCTCCGGCAAGACCGATGACCGCACTCGCACCGTCACCTATTCCGGCCAGTCGATCAGCTGGCTCCTGAGCAAGGCGGAAAACAATGATTCCACCCATCTGCTCACGGACGGCGACAACAAGGGCAAGAGGCCCTTCTATTCAGCCAATCCGGGTGTGATTCTCAAGACCTTGCTGGACGAGAACAAGGCGCGTGGCGGCGTGGCCACCGGCCTGACGCTCGGCTTCGACACCGCGAAGGATGCTGGCGGCGCGGCATGGGCGAGGAAATACACCTTGTATTACAGCCTTGGCACTGATTTGCAGACCATCCTGAGTGCTCTTGTCAATGGTGGCGGCTGCGACTGGCGCACGTCCGGTAGGACGCTCAAGCTGTGGAATGCGGACAGCACCGCATTGAGCCGTGACCTGAGCAAGAGTATTGTGCTGCAGCTTGCGCGTGACATCAGCGAGGCACCCTTCGAGGAGTCCATCGCTGACCTCGCGTCCACCGTCCTCGTCGAGGGTGACAATAACCTCCTCTTCCGCATGGATAATCCGGCCGCGCCGACACCGTGGGGCAAGTGGGAATCCTATTCGTCGCAGGGCGGCGTGTCCGACAAGGACACCGCCCAGGCATTCATGCAATCCACGCTGGATGACGCGGCTCGTGTGCGTGGTCAGTACACGCGCGATCTGGTGACCGCGAATGTGGATAATCTGCCGCTCATCGACTATCATGCGGGCGATTGGATTACCGCCCCTACCGTGGCTCACGGCGAGAAGGTGCGCGTGCAGGAAATCGACCTGAGCATGCGCCAGAATGAGGGATTAAGCGCTTCAATCGCCTTGAACGACATCAAATATGACGCTTCCGTGCGTCAGGCGAAGAAAATCAAGGGCATCACTGGTGGTGCCGCGTTGGCCGGTAGCGAGGGCGGCACGACCGCCTCTTCCGACCGTGACCATCGCGTGCCGAAGGCTCCGCAGGGTCTGGTCGTGCAGACCGACGCCTACATCGGCTCGGACGGTTTCGCCCACGGCTTGGCCACCGCCATGTGGTCCGCAGTGACCGAAGCGACCAATGACACGGCCATTGAGATCAGCAATTATTCCGTCGAGTGGCGCAAGCACGTGGACGGTGCGCCGTGGCATTCGGCCGGAACGACGGACAAGACGCAGCTGGGCTTCGGCAACCTTGACTGCGGCACTCAGATCGAGGTCAGGGTACGCGCCGTGCCAACGTATTCCGACAAGCTCGGCGAATGGTCGAGCATCGTCGTGGCCACCGTCGAATCCGACGTGACCCCGTGCTCCGTGCCGTCGAAGCCGGTGCTTTCCTCGGAATTGGGCGTGGTGACCATCCACTGGGATGGCAAGACCTCCACCGGCGCGTCGATGGAACCCGACTTCGACCACATCGAGGTCGGCGAGGGTGTCAATGCGGCTGGAATGCGGGTAATTTCCGCCACGCAGTCCGGTCAGGGCGATTATCTTGTGACCGGCCTCACGGGCGGCTCGCAGCACTCCTATGCGTTCCGCTCGGTGGACCATGCGGGCAATCGCTCCGCCTGGTCTGCCATCGCCACTGTGACCGTGGCTTCGGCTGTCTCTCCTGATGAGGTCAAACAGATTCAAAAAGATTTGGCTGATAATCAGACGGCGTTGAAGGATAATACGGCGAAGCTGACGCAGGCCCAGAAGGACATCCAAGCCAACAAGTCTAATCTTGATGCGGCGAATCAGACGCTCGCTCAAGCCAAGACCGACCTATCGCAGGCGCGGAAGGACATCGCGCAGACCAAGAGCGACCTGACCACGGCGAACGGTGAGATTTCGAAGGCGAAGGAGTCGGCGGCGCAGGCGTATGCCGAAGCCCATTCGAAGAACCATACTTTCCGTGGTCCCGACGAGCCGAAGGACAATCTCATCGTCGGCGACCTGTGGCTCAAGACGCAGGCGTATTGGACGAGGTGGCAGGGGGAGAAGAACGCAAGCCCCTCACTGCTCGCGGACTTTTACACGTACTGGCTCGGGACTCCGAATAATTCGCCTTCCGTGCTCGTGCCGCTCTCCGACCGCGTGATCGATACGCTTGTCTGGGATGGCTCCGCGTGGAACCATCTTGGCTATGCCGATGTCGAGAAGAACGCGGACGAAATTTCCAAGGCGAAGTCGGATATCGCGGACAATGCGGCGAAGACCACTGACGCTAAGAAGACTGCCGAGAATGCCGCTGCCGCAGCGAAGACCGCGCAGGGCACGGCAGACAGTGCGAAGAGCGCCGCAGGCACGGCCCAGTCAACGGCGGATGCCGCACAGACTGCCGCTAAGAGTGCCACCGCGACCGCAGGTCAGGCCAAGGATGCGGCCAATGCCGCCCAGACCGCCGCCGAAAGCGCCAAGAAGACCGCCGGCAATGCGGAGACTTTGGCGAACACGGCCAATGCTTCGGCCAATGCGGCCAAGTCCGACGCGGCTTCCGCCAAATCGGACGCTTCCACCGCGAAGACCGATGCGGCCAACGCCAAGGCCACCGCCGCGAATGCGTCGAGCGTCGCCACACAAGCCAAGGCCACGGCTGACAGTGCGGCCCAATCCGCCACCGATGCGGCCAATGCCGCGCAGAAGGCGAATACGGCTGCCGCTGCCGCCGCTGGCGTGGCGAACGGCAAGGCCGACGTGCTCATCCAGAGCACGGCACCGGCCACGTCGATGCGCAAGGCCTCTACTCTCTGGATTGACACCACGAACGGTGCGAACACGCCGAAGCGCTGGAATGGCAGTGCTTGGGTGGCTGTGACCGACAAGGCCGCCACTGATGCGGCCAATGCGGCTGTCAAGGCACATGCTGCCGCGCAGACGGCGCAATCAACGGCTGACAAGGCTCAGACCACAGCCGCCAACGCCGCCGCGCAGGCGAATCAGGCGCAGGCCGCAGCTAAAAAGGCGCAGACCACAGCGGACGGAAAGAATCTGATCTACCGTGGCCCGGACGAACCCGCGCATGATGGCTTGAAGCCGGGGGACATGTGGTGGCGCACCCAAAAATATTGGACCCGCTGGAAGGGTGAGAAGAATAATTCGCCGTCCATGCTGGCCGATTTTTATACGTACTGGACGGGCGCGCCAAACAACAGTCCGAGCGTCTTGGTGCCATTGTCCGATCGTGTGGTGGAAGTCCTGACGTGGGACGGCACGCGCTTCGAACCTTTTGACCTCGTGGCGAACAACATCCTCGCTGCTGGCACGGTGGCCGCGAAGCATCTCGCCGCCGACTCAGTGACGGCGGAGAAGGTCAAGGCCAATGCCATCACGGCGGACAAGCTGGCTGCCAATTCGGTCACGACTGAAAAGCTGGTGACTGATGCGGTGACCGCCGCGAAACTCGCCGCCAACTCGGTGCAGGCGCGGAACATCGTCGCATTGGCCATCACGTCCGACAAGATTGCAGCCAATTCCGTGACCACGGGCAAGCTCAAGGTCACGGAAGACATGACCGTGGCGCTGCTCAACGTCCACAAGATCCAGGCCGGAGAGATTGCGGCTAATGCCGTGACCACTGCTGCCTTGGCGGCTGGTGTCGTGAATGCCGACAAATTGGCTGCTAATTCGGTCAATGCGTCCAAGATTGTGACCGGCGCGATCACCGCCGACAAGCTCGCGGCAAACAGTGTGACGGCCGTCAAGATCGCGGCTGGCACTATCACGTCCGACAAGGTGGCGGCAGGCCAATTCAAAGGCTACGTCTTTACGGGCGCCGTCTTCCAAAGCTCCGAGGCCGCGAACACGGGAATGAAGCTCAACAGCAGCTCGTTGCGGATGTGGGATTCGGCTCATAACCAGACCGTCTACCTCGACGGTGAAGGCAAAAGCAACCTGCTGACCGGCACGTTCCAAACCCGTGTGAGCGGGCATCGCGTGCGCATCAGCCCCGACTACCAGTCGTACCTCATCGGAGGTTCGGAGACGTTCGTTGGTGACGGATTGGAATTCCCCGCATACAACGGTTCCACCGCCTACTACAGTCATCCAGCCATCGCATCGGCCATCCAGTCGAATCAGGTCGGCTCGATGGGCGAACTGGACTTGTGGAGCGGACACGTGAGCAGGAACGATCCCGCCGCGTTCATGTCTCTCAGATCGAAGCCGCGCAAGAAAGGCGGTACCGGCAGCGGCGGCGTCACATCCAGAGTGCATGCCGTGGCGAACACGGATTACGACGAGCCGGACGAGAGCAAGAAAAGCAGCGCTTACCTCACTCTGTCCGGCGATAGCGCGAACGGTTCGGAGTGCTGGCTCGGAGCGCAAGACGCGAACGGCGAGGTCGGAGTCGGCGCGAACATCGGCACCGGATACCTGCATCTCGGCGGCTATCTCGGCGGCATCACGAACCGTTTCACGTTCCAGGGCCAGGCTGCGTGGAAGGCGTGGTGTCCGAATCCCGGCCAGAGCATATCGGCCGGCGCGGCAATGCAAGTCAACTGCACGCTCAGTCCGACGAAATACGGCCACTATTACGTCGTCGCGAACGCGGATTCACAATGGGCGGGCATCATCGCGCACCCGATGAACACGGGCGGCCAGAGCGGCTTCACATTGAAGCTGTATAACGCCGACCAGCCTTGCCCGGTGGATGTTTACGCGGAATTCCTGGCTTATTTGGTCAAGTGATTGGAGGAAATCTTGTCATCGACTTTCGAACAGGATGAGAACGGCTTGTGCATCATCCGCTGCGATCCGCCGGTGAACGGGTCGGACAGTTTCGTCTTCCGGCCTGAGGTGATCGCATCGTGGAAGGCGCTGCTCGGATTGGCTTCGACCCGTGAGGCGGTAGCGGCGATCATGCAGGGCAAGGAGGATACAAGCCGATACGACCATGCCACCGGCAGGGGCGTGTGGACTGGAGCGTTCGAAGCGTTGGAATCCGCTTTGACGGATTCCGCGACCGGCGTGAGCATGATGTCCGACGATGGGGAAGTGTTGAATGACCCGCTGACCGCCGCACGCAACAGGACGCGTGAGGGCATGAATCTTCCGGTCATGTCGAATGAGACCGACGCGCGGATGTGCGCCGCATTGACTGCTGACGGTTCCGGTGTGGAAGCGTCCAGCGGCATCGATGTGGCCTGCACGCGGGATATCGACGGATTGGACGCCTTCCTTGATGACGAGTCCAGCCAAAACATGTTGGACGAATGCGAGGAACGCTTCTACGAATCGCTCATGCCAAGACAAAACCAACAGAATTAAGGAGATTGATTATGGCCGATGAGACCACTGAAACCACTACCGCTGATACCACTACTGCCGTGACGCCCTCTGAGCCGTCCGGTGTGCTTGATTTGCGTCCGCCGAAGGAGTCGGTGCGCGCGGAATTGTGCCGTCTCGGATTGGAGTTTTCCAGCGCTGACGGCACCGCCGAATCGTGGCGCGACTACCAGCGTGGCGTGCTGGCCACGTTCGACGATACGGGCACGTCCGTGACGTTGACGGACGTGAAGACGAATCTCGGACGCACCCTCACACTCGACGAGCTTAAGGCCGTGACTCGTATCGACACGATGACCGCCGCCGACTAACCCCGCTTTTCACCATTTTTTTCAACCCCTGCAATCCACACGGATTGTGGGGGTTTCGCATTAAAAGGAGACTTATTTTGACTCAGATTCCAGCCGACGCGAACGAGGTCATCGACCAGCTTTCCGCGCAAATCGGCACTCTCAACAAGCAAATCGCAATCCTGACCAGTCAGCTGTCGGCGGCCATGAAACTCATCCCGAAGGATGTGCTCGAAAGCGTGAAGGGAGACGAGAATGCAGAGGATTAACTGGTTCCCCGACCCGCTCATCACCGGAAAACTCTTCGCGGAAATCAACAATGGCGCAGCAAAAGCTGTTGTGGTCGCCGACAATAAGAATTGGCTCAGAGTCACCAGCACCGCGACCGGCGATAATTTCGGACAATTCTCGCTGTTGGGCGGCCTCATCCCACCGGCTGGCACGTATCACGTGCACGCCAGGGTATACGCGCAGAAGGCCGCCGCCAATTTCATCGTCTACAGCAGCGTCAACTCCTCGTGGAAGCAGTTGCTGAACAAGCCGGTCGCCGACGGGCAAACCCTCACGGTGGACTCCGAGATCACGATTCCGGAAGGATGCCAGCATCTCCTCGTCAGGATGCAATTGGGGAGGGAGGTCGGCTTGATCGGCATGATGAGCGAAATCCTCATCGAATCGGCCGACACTTACGATAAAGCCGTGGGGGGGGGGGCTTCCGGGCTTCTTCTCGGGGGACACGATGCCACGCGATTAAGGCGATTCGTCGGGCGGGTGATGTCCGATGATGGTCACGAACCTATGCACGAGCCCATCCTCGACCATCACCCTGAAAGCCGACAAGTGGGTGAATATCACGACCCTTCCGAGCGTGAATTGGGCGACATATCAGATCAGCGTCGAGGTGAACGTCACAGGCGGCACTATCTCGATAATCGGAGCGGATGGCGACATCAACGCAAGACAACGTGTCAGCTACAAGATGCTCATCAACAATACCAATCCGATATCAATGAGTTATCACGTCAAGTCAGGCAGTCCGACCGTCACCGTGACGAACATGCTCATCTGCACGTGGGACGAATACCAGGCGAACAAGACCCTGCTCGACAGCATCGAATATTTCGACGGGGATACGATGCCCCGAGCCTGACCCTCGCACTGGGGGTGGTGGCATGAGTGTCATCACGAATTATGCGTCCAGCCCGCTTGCCGTTTGCACCGTCAATGGTGCTGGCCGTAACGATTTCCCAGGCTGGAATGTCACTAATGATGCGCCGGCCGAGCACGTCGTGAGCGCCAGAGTCGAGCTTGTGTCCGGCACTGGCACGATCAGATTCGGATGGGACAGTGATCACGTGCTTGATAAGACGGGACGTCTGACAGCTTATCCGGGACAAAATATTTTCCCTCAAATCACGGTCATCACCACCGGTGATGCCGTCTGGAAAGTCAGCCACGTTATTGTCACCTCACAAGCGGAATACAGTCAGCTGACATCAAAATACGGGCTTGTTTATTTCGATGGCGGCACTATGCCAAAAGACTAACCAATTTTAAGGAGATGTGATGTGATTCAAACGTTTCTAGCAGGGTTTGGCGGTGTGGGCGGCGCGTGCGCGCTCATCACGCTCGGCCTGAAAGTCTGGCCGGGCGCTTTGGAAGGATTGGCGACCGGCCTGTACAGCCACGTCAATCCCGAAAGACTGCCATACAATTCGCCGCTCTCCCAGCATTTCGCCAAAACACGAATGCTCGGAGAACGTACCGAAAAATTCGACGAGCGCATGGACGAGTTGTGCCGTGACACCATCAAAAACACGATCATCAGCCTGATCTACGGCGACCAGTCACATGACCCCGAGGCCGTCCGATACGAGCTGGCTAAGCTCGAAAAACTCGACGCGCAATGCTGGATCATCTCAGCAGCCGAAAAATACTTGGAGGACCGGCAATGACACGACTGCTCATCGCGGGCGGAGCCTACCTATTGCTCCTCGCACTCATTCTCATTTTCAACCACGGCGCTCACATGCGCTGAAACCGATTTTCAGGGCCATCACTTCAGTGGTGGCCCTTTCGTTTGCCTCGAAAGAGGCGGAAAGGAGGCGGTCGTGATCGATGTGACCATGACGCCGGAAATGACACCGCAGGGCGATTCGATGCCGCCCGAAACCATTCAAGTCGTGTCCGAGGAGGACGCGGCCAAGGCCGTCGAAGGATTGGAGGACTGACATGGCAAGCGTAAGCACTTTCATCAATCGCATGCGCTACTGGTGCGCAGTCGCCAATCTCGGCTACAGCCAGTCCGACCGTTGGAATTTCAACGCTTCGGCGGGTAATTGCGACTGCTCCAGTCTGGTGATCCACTGCCTGCGTGAGGCGGGCTTCGACACCGGCACGGCCACCTACACCGGCAATCTGAGCGGCAATCTGACCCGTCGCGGCTGGACCCGCCTGCCCGCGAACGGCAGTCCGCAGGCTGGTGACATCCTGCTTAACGACGTGCACCACGTCGCGGTCTATCTGGGTGGCGGCAAGCTCGCGCAGGCGTCCATCAGCGAGCGTGGCACCGCGTATGGCAGGGCTGGCGATCAGACTGGCCGCGAAACCAATATCAGGCGCTATTACAGCTATCCATGGAACTGCTATCTGCGATACCAGGGCGCCCAGTCTTCCGCTCCAGCCGCAAATTCCGGTGCCATCGCAGTGGACGGCAATGTCGGCCCCGCGACCGTCCGCCGTTGGCAGCAGGTGATGGGCACTACGGTGGATGGCATCATCAGCGGCCAACAGGTACCGGACGAGCGCACCTACTGGCGTCCGGCCATCGATTCGAGCGTGGTCCGCTACGGTGCTGGCGGCAGTGACTTGATCCGCGCCGTGCAGCGTCGCCTGGGCTGTGGCACTGATGGTCTGCTTGGCCCGGCCACCATTCGCGCCATCCAAGCGCATTACGGTCTGGCTCAGGACGCGAGCTTCGGCCCCGCCACCGCACGCGCCCTGCAGTCGGCGCTCAACCAAGGACGATTCTAAGGAGGTTTAATATGGCTCAACATGCAGCGCCAACGACTTTGGAGACCACGGTCAATAATCTGACCAACGAGTGCGAGGATGGTCAGGATAACCAGCAGCCGACGGCTTACACGCCCGTCTTTTCCAAGGGCGTGCGCACCGTGGTCTACGTTGCCGGTCTTATCGCTTCATGCGTCGGCTTGGGTTTCATGACCTTCGGCGACGCCGCAATCGGCGGCTACATTTCGACCGTGGCCGGCTTCATCGCCAGCGGTCTCGGAGTAGCCTACAATCCGCTGCGCCGTGATTAATTTTTTTTGGCGTGAGACTCAAACTCGGATGTGGAAAAATTTGCGGCACTGTAGTGTCCGTGGAATTTTTTACACCCGTTTTTTAACTTTTGCCCCTTCTCCATCATGGAGGAGGGGCTTTGCTTTTAGGACTTTCAAAATGGGCATCAGACGGCAGACGATTGACGATTATGGGTCGTTCGTGGATAAATTCAAGCCGAAGAAGACCACGGATGACTGCTACACCCCCCCGCAGTGTATGAGGCGATAAAAGACTGGGCTTGCCGGGAATACGGTATAGACCCTGATAAGGTGGTGCGCCCGTTCTATCCGGGCGGGGACTACGAGCGGTTCGACTATTCCGATGGCAAGGTGGTGGTGGACAATCCACCTTTCTCGATTCTGTCAAAGATATGCAAGTTCTACCGTGACAACCATGTTCCGTTCTTCCTGTTCGCGCCGTATCTCACGATCTTCTCCAGCGCGTCGCGCAACGGAGCGCACATGATCGTCACGGATTCGATCATCGAATACGCGAACGGCGCGCAGGTCAACACGTCGTTCGTGACGAGTTTCGGTGATGACCTGATCCGCACCGCGCCGGATCTGGCCAACGCGATAGACGAGACCGTTAAGCGCGTCAGGAAAGAGCAGCGCAGGCATCCGCCGAAATACGCGTATCCGAGTGAGCTGCTTACCGTGAGCAGGCTCGGGAAGATCGGCAGGCAGGTCGAGTTCCGCGTCAAGGCTTCGGACGTTGCGTTCACGAGGGCTCTCGACTCGCAGAAGGCCGTGAAGAAGGCCATCTACGGCGGCGGCTATCTCCTGAGCGAAGCTAAGGCCGCAGAACTAAAGGCCGCAGAACTAAAGGCCGCAGAACTAAAGGCCGCAGAAGACGTGACAGTCTGGCCTCTCTCCGAAACCGAAAGGCGGATCATCGAAAACCTCGCGCAAGAATCGCGCGGTTGAATTCCTGTTGGAATATTTTGCACCCACATGCAACATCGCCCCTCTCTCAGCTCTTAAGCTGGGGGAGGGGCGTTTTCGTGTTTATTCGGTCTTGTGTTTGCGTGGCCTGCCTCCGCCGACGCCGCGGCCGGGGCGTTGCGCGTTCCATTGGTCGATGGTGTCGGGGAGCCAGCCGCGCGTGCGGCCTATTAGGGCGTCCGGTTGGGGGAGCTTGTAGGCGCTGACGGCGGCTGTGCTGATGCCGAGGCGCTTGGACACGTCGGTGACGCTCAGGTATTCGATGGTCATGTCAGTCCTTCCTTCCGGCGATGAGCGCGAAGGCGGCGCTGACGATGGCGCATCCGGCGGTGAGCGCGAACGGCCAGCCGAACCATGCGCTGGCGGCGGTTCCGAGCGCGAACACCGCGCTGACTATCGATTCCGTTCTCATGATGTTCCATGGCATAATCGGAGATATGGGGTTCCGGCCCCTAGGTCTGGCCGGAACCCTTGCTCACTTCCTCTTCTTCGGTTTCCGTCTCATCTCCTTGATGAGTCCGGTCACTGCTTTGATGAGGGCCGCGATGCTTGCGACGAGAAGCGAGATGCTGGTGATTATCTCCGATGGTGTCATGTTCACCTCCTTTCCTTGATATAAACTATATTAGCATAGTAAATAAAGTATTGCAAGCCGAAACACAAAAAACAGAGAAAAAATCAACGGATTGATAGACTTGATGCCACGCAAACGAAGGGGCGAGCATGGCCTACACAATCCGCCAATACACGACAAAATCCGGCAAACGCTACGAGGTGCGCTACCGCAAGCCCGACGGGTCGTCCACCGGAAGGCGTGGCTTCAAGCGCAAGATGGACGCCGATGCGTGGGGAGCGGCCAATGTGACCACCGCGAAAAGCGTCGGAGCCTACATCGACCCACAGGCCGGGCGCAGGCTCGTGGAGGACTTCTGGGAGCCGTGGCTGGCCGCCAAGAAGACCAAGGCGAAGCCAAGCTACATCAAGTCGCTGGAAGACGCTTGGCGCGTGCATGTGGAGCCGCAGTGGGGCATGAGGGAGATGCAGTCAATCACGCGCGACGAAGTGCAGCGGTGGGTCACCGATCTGGCTGGCAGGCGCAGCGCGTCAGTGACCATCCGCGCTGAAAACCTCCTGCGCAGTCTCATGGAAAGAGCTAAGGAGGACAAGTGCATCCACGACAATCCATGCGAAAACATCGAACTGCCGCGCAAACAGCGTCGACGCCACGTGTATCTGACAGCCGACGAACTCTCGCAGGTGGCGTTGCATTGTGGCTGGCGTGAGCCTATCGTGCTCACGTTGGGCTTGTGCGGAATGAGGTGGGGTGAGCTGGTCGCGTTGCGCGTCGAGGACGTTGACCTGCAGCGATGCAGGCTCCATATCTGGCGTAGCATCACCAGACTGTCCAGCGAAATGGTGGAGACGGATCCGAAAACCCATGAAGGACGCTCCGTCATGTTCCCGCAGATTCTCAGGCCATTGCTTGCCAGGCAATGCAACGGACGTGGCCCGTCGGATTTTCTTTTCACGGCTCCAGGCAAGCCGTTGGACGAGCCAATGACGAACGGTTGGAATCCGACCAGGAGCGACGGATGGTTCGCGGTCGCACTGCGCAGGGCCGGCATCGAGCGCGGGCATATGACGATCCATGACCTGCGGCATACCGCCGCGAGCCTCATGGTGCAGTCTGGCGCGAACGTCAAGACCGTGCAGCGGCAGCTCGGCCACAAGTCGGCCGCGATGACGCTGGACGTGTACGCCGACCTGTTCGACGATGATCTGGACGACCTGTCGGAGCGTATGGGTGGTCTGCTGTTTTCTCAGGATGTGGGCAAAATGTGGGCACAGTCGGTTTCGAGTGCTGTTGATTCGTTGGAATCAGTGGTCTTGTAGTGGTTTATGATTGCGGGTTCGAGTCCCGCTGGAGGCACTTTTGGAAACCGCCAGAGATGGCGGTTTTCCTTTTATTTCCAACGGTTTTCAGACTTCCCTGATTCACTCCAATTCACTCCAAATCACGTCATTTCTCCGAAAAACGTGGGCAAAATGTGGGCACGGAATCACCAGACCATCGGCAGTCCGAGGCATTGGCGCGCCCACCGTTCCACCGCACGATTCTCCTCGTCGCCGCCAAGCAGCAACAAGTATCCGGCGTTCTTTCCGAGGGTGGCGGGCTGTAGACATTTGACGAGTCCTTGGTCGCGGAGGAATTTCCATGCTTGGACGATTCGGACCTTGGCGGTGCCCTCACGTGCTTTCATCGCGGCTTCCACCTCTTCTTCAGACTTGCCGATGACTTGCTCGGGGGAGAGTGCCATCATTCCGTGGTCTTCGGCAAGCGTCTTCCAGCCCTTCGTGTAGTAGCGGCATGGATAGCCCTTGGCCTTCGCGTCGCGGATTGGCTCTTGGTGTTCTCTATCCCAGTCATAGCTTGAGAGCGCCATGTCGATGAGCACGAGTTCCGCCATCGTGTGCACCGTGATCTTGCCGCCTCGCGGCTTGAGCAGTTTTCCTGCGCGGCTGAGCTCGTAGACTGCTCCAGCGTTGCGGTATCCCATCTTTTCCATCGCTTTCCTCTCCACGCCTAGAGGTAGAATCTTACGTGGAGACGCTAGTCCGTTTCCTGCCCTTGGCGTGCTCTTCAAACTTCACGCCAAGGGCTTTTCCTTATGTGAAATAATATACCACATGAGGTGTATTAAACACACCCACAGATATATATTCTTTTAAAACTCATAGCGGT